GGGGCCTTGTTCGGGGGCTGCGGGCGGCCGCCGCGCCAGCCGTAGCACAGAAGAGTGCCGCAAAGAAACTCGCCGCGCCAGATGCGGTTCGGCTCCCGGCCTGCGGCACTGTGCATCAGGATGGCAGGCGTGCGGGAGAAATATTTCTGGTCAGCGTGCCCGCCTAACCATGCTTCAATGCCCTGCAGCGTATCCGGCAGGGTGGTGACCACGGGACCCTTGCCCGGTTCGATCAGAATGCCTTTCATGTGTTATCCTCCTTCGTGTACCCATGTCTGAGGCAGAGCTTTTCCAGCTCGTTGTAGTAGATGCCCTGCGAGATTTCGACGCTGGAGAGGTACTCCCGCTGGAATGCATCGGACAGGGCGGAAAGAACTTCCAGCGCCGCCAAAGCCCTGCCAAGGGCGGACGCGATGCTGTCCAGAACGCCGGTGTTGCAGTCCCGGCGGAAGACCCTGTCGGAACAGTAATAGCGGTCGGGCCGGAGCTTGCCGTCGGCAAAGCCCTGCTCCAGTGTGGAAGTACCGGTGGAGATGTCGGCTGCTGCTTTGTTCAGGGCAGCAAGCTGCTCGTAGATCAGTGCGGACTGCCATTCGGGCGCGTTTTTGATGTGCTCCAGCAGTGCGTTTCTATTTTTTGCGTTCATTTTCTTGTAAAAACCTCCGATTTTGTGATATCATCGGGGTGATGAAGTCGTTCAAACTCATCATCCCTTGCAGCTCGTCGGTGTTGGCGCACCGGCGGGCTTTTTTCGTATAGTGCGTACCGGCGGCAGGCTGTCCACCTCGCTGCGGTCGATACGTTCCCGCGCAAATGTGTACTTGTAAGTTCGATGGCTGCCGCTGAGCCCATGGCTGACGGCAGACGCAAAGCTGTTCGCGCTCTTGTAGCCCAGCCGCCGGGCACACATCTCAGACGTGCCGGATGCCAGTAGATCGCCGGTCTTTGCGTCCCAGACGGTGTACCACATGACGCTGGCAGCGTTTTCATTACGCGCCCTATAATCCCTGCAATATTGGTTGTGGCGCTCTCTGCGGCAGGAAGCGCAAAAGCGCAGGTTGCCAGCAACATTTTCCATCACCTTGCCGCAGTCCAAACAAACGCGGGTAAAGTGCTTCCCTTTATTCATGGGTGGTGTCAGCCCGCCTTCCTGCCGCTCTTCACGGTGTTGCGGGGCTGTTGGTGAACCTTGCGGCGCTCCTGCTGCTCCCGGTCATGGGCGGCAAAGCCCAGCCGGGCAAAGAACACCGCCAGCAGGATCAGCACCATGGCCGTGATGAACGCACCGTCCGAAACGGTGCCCAGTGTCTGGGCAGTGCCCTCAACGCCCATGCCGTACAGCAGGCCCACCACAAAGCAGGCCATTGCCAGCCAGTACCATACGCCGGATTTGATCTTCATTGGTGGGTTTCCTCCATTCTGTCCATAAGATCAGCGGCAGCTGTCATGATGTTGATGATTGTCTCTGCTGGGTCTTTGCTGTCCATACAGATTCCCGCGACCAATGCGGTGCAAAGAGCCGCTTGTTCCATCTGTGTGCCGCAGGCGTAAATTTTGGGGTTGCCATCCGATCCCAGCTGGATTTTCAACTGAGCGTTCGGGTTGATTTTCATGCTCCTACCTCCTGATAGTCAGTTGCAGGGCCGCAGCTGTCCAATGTCCATCCAATGACCGGGTGCCATTCGCCATCTGCAAAAACCTGCAGGCCGGTGTGGGTTTCGTCCTTGACCTGCCCGCCCAGCTGGTAGCAGCCGGATGCTCGGCTTCCATCCCAGCGGAACCACTTGTTCCAGAACGTCGGTGCCACGTATGCGCATCCGGTGGGTGCGTCGGCCCGTTCGGATGCAAGGGTGTACTGTTTGCTCATGCGGATTCTCCTTCCTCAACAGTAGGGAAGAACAGCTCCCCGATTTCATCCTGCGGGATATCAAGCGTCTTGCAAATTTCTGCGATCTCAGTGCTTGTCCAAGGCTGCTTCCCGTTCATCCGCTTGCTCATTGTGTCAGTCCCGATGCCGATTGCATTTGCAATCTCCTGATCCCGGAACCCGCAGCTGTGGAACCGTCCCCGTAGCTTCCAGTATGGGATCTGCTTGAAAGTGCCGCGAATGGTTGATGTGTTCAACATTTTATTCCTCCTTCTTTTCGGCGGGCAGCCCATCCAGCAGGCTGTCCATCAGGGCGGCGTAGAACGGGTAGCCTTTGGAAACGATGGTCAGGTTGTCAATGGCGCTGGTGAGGTAGCTCTGGGAGCTGCGCACCACGTTCTCCATGGTGCGCACCGTGTCGCAATGCTGGCCGTAGATGGCCTTGAACTCACCGCACAGGGCCTTGACCTGCATATACTTGGCCTTGCTGTCCTCGCGGTTCTTGCGGCACTCGTCCAGAAAAGCGGTGTTCTCGTCCAGTTTCTTCCGGGCTTCGATCACCCGGTCGATGGCGCTCTGAATGTTGGCATCCTGCACGGCCTGCTGCTCTTTGTGCTGTGCGGCCAGCTGCTTCTCCATTGCATTGAACGCGGCAATGTACTTCAGCTTCCACTGCACGGCTTCCTTGCCGGTAAAGCCCATGGCCAGCAGGGAAAAGCCGTCCCGGTTCATCAGGTACATGGGGTACTTCTGGTGGTTCTGCGGGTGGGTGTACTCGGATTTGAAGAACAGCGGGGTCTGCTCAATTTTGAGCACCCCCTCCGACATGAGGTTTTCAATGTCGCGCATGACATTGCGGTGCTCCTTGCCGAAGCGCTTGGCAACGTCCCGGCTGGATGCCACCGGTTCGCCGTTCTGGGTGGATAAGATGATGTCGTTCATGGTGAAGATGTACCTCCTTATTTTCGATGTGTTTTGATATAACGTTCGATTCTTTCGCACACACGGCAGACTGCTGTATAAAATTTGACTTTCTGCTCAGTGACGAGTATTTTAATAATCAGAATAAGTTTGTCCATAGAACCTCCCAAAGAAAGGAATGATAAGATGAGTGATGAGAAGAATAGCGGCAACACCTTTAACATCAATGCCGTACCAAGTTGCATTGACGAACCTGTAAAGGCTGTTCTGAACCCCGGTGCTAATCAGATTGGAACTCTTTTTGGAGATCTTCTTGCAATGGCAACAAGCAAAATCCATTTTTCAGCAGAAAAGATGAGGTTGCAACAAGCACATGATTTAGAAGAGTTTAAAAAATCACTGAGTGACAAGTTGAATGCAAAACCAGCAGAATGCTTGGTTGAACCTCGTATGCAGGTGGTTGGCCCCGCTGTCGAAAATGCAAAATTTTGCATGGACGAGCCACAAATCCGAAAGATGTTTCAAAATCTGCTTGCAAATTCTGCCGATATAAGATATCAAAGTCAGGTGCATCCTTCCTTTTCGGCTATGATTGCGCAGATGTCTCCTTTGGACGCTGAAAATTTGGAACTGTTCAAAGGCGGTCGAACTCTTCCGATTGCAAGGTATAAATACACTCTGGAGAACGACGGCGAAAGAGCTGCGTTTACAAATTGCTTTTTAAAGAACCCTAAGATGATTCATGCCACAGACATCGACCTTCAAGCCACATCTTTAAGTTCATTGGAACGACAAGGGTTGATAGAAATTCGCTATGACTGTTGGCTGTTGGATGAGAAATTGTATGACGTATTTATCAAAAATGAACTGAGAGATATATTGGAAAGCGAGTTGCTCCAAATGAAAGCCTGCGAAGCAAAGATCAATGACAGAAAAGTGCGATCACTGGACTTTGATAAGGGAATTGTCCGGTTGACACCGCTTGGAAAAACTTTTGTTAGTGTTTGCTTCGATATCTGATCTTTGGTTGAGCACTTAGCTAAGAATTTCAGCCCAGCGTTCCTCTTCCACAGGTTCGCTGGGCTTTTTGTTGTTGCTCATGTGGTTCACCTCCTTTCATGCCACGGGGCGGTTGTCCAGCTTCTTCAGGCTGGCGACCAGCTTGATGGACTGGGCAGCGGTCTCCATCTGCTCGAATGCGTCCTCGTCCATGTCCTTGCACATGGTATGAATGCGGATCACGCGCTCCACGTCCTGCTGCGTCAGGCCATACATGGCGGGATTCAAGGGATTGTTTTTGTGTGCCATAGTCAGCACTCCTTTCTGTGGGTGGCTCCCACGACCATCCCGGCGGCGTCACCGGAATGGTTTCGGCCCGTGCCGCCGGGCCATCATCGGGTGGGTTGTGGCGTGCTCCCTTCTGCGGTATACTGAGACGGAAGGGAGATGTTTATAAGTTGTCTGAAAAATACAAATGTCCGTATTGTGGAGTTGCGTTCTATGAAGCGTCCGACAATACGAAAGAACGTAGGATAAGCTATAATTTCGATCAAAAGGATTTCGATGGGCCATATGGATACAATTCGATACTTTCTGATATTGTAGCGGTTTACCATTACTGTCCATCCTGTCATGAATATTCCGTACAGCTTGCCAGCAGCAAGGGACTTTTTTCGTTCAACTATCCACCGTATACCGGGATAACATTGCCAGACTATATTCCGGAAGCAATCAGAAGAGATTACATGGAAGCCTGCTCAATTCTGGATGCAAGTCCAAAAGCATCTGCCACATTATCCCGGCGTTGCTTACAGGGAATGATTCGAGATTTCTGGGGCGTGACGTCCGGAAACCTTGCCGGAGAGATTGATCTGATCAAAGATAAAATTCCTGCCGACCAGTATCGGGTACTCAACGGCGTGAGGCGCTTGGGAAACATTGGAGCACACATGGAAAAGGATGTGAATCTGATCGTTGATATCGACCCCGGAGAAGCCCAAAAGCTTGTCAAACTTCTGGAACTGCTTCTGAAAGACTGGTACATTGCCCGACACGAGCGTGAAGAACTGTACCGGGAAATCCTCGTTATTGACGAGAAGAAGCAGGATGAACGTCATCCTGGCTGAACGGGTCATTCTTTGCCAGCAGATCACCGTCCAGAGTCCAGTACTGGTGAACTTCATAGACCGGATTCGCATCCGTGCCATCTCCTGCCAGAGTGACAGTCTCAATGACTTGAATCACTCTGGCGGATTTTGCTTCCTGAGAGATTTTGAATTTCATCCTCTTCACCTCCTTGCGTCGACTTGGTTGGCTAAGTTTGCCTTAGCTCGGCTATACTATAACATAGCACCGCTACGATGTCAAGCGTAAAATTATTAGCTGAGCTAAATTTTATTCTTGACACAGTAGCGCCCACGTGATACAATCCGAAATAGAAGGAGGTGATACAAATGAACGAGCGTATAAAGAAAATCATTGAAGAACTCGGTTTGAAAAAGGTGGATTTTGCAAACCGCTTGCACATCTCACAACCTTTTGCATCAGAACTTTGCTCTGGTGCAAAAGCCCCCAGCGATCGCACGATCAGCGACATCTGCCGGGAGTTTGGTGTCCGGGAAGCATGGCTGCGCAACGGCGAGGGTGAAATGTTTGTGCAGGACACCCAGTCGGAGCAGGTAGCGGCTTTTCTGGCCGACCTGACCAAGGATGACAGTGACACCTTCAAAAAGCGTTTTGTCGAAATGCTGGCAGGCCTGAGCCCGGCGGACTGGGAGCTGCTGGAACGTATGGCCGAAAAATTGACGCAAAAAAAAGAGGAAAGCCCGTAAAGGCTTCCCTCGCGTGGTGGCTGGTTGCTTATCCGATCAGGTGGCTTGCGTACACCCACACAAGCCGCAGCTGGCGGAAATCGGCTTTTTCCAGCAGTTTCAGAATAGCGGTAATGTAATCTTGTCGTGTCATGTTGCAATCCTCCGATCGGGTTTATGTTCAAAAACATTATACAACCATTCGACGTTAATCGCAACAACTTTTGACAACTGAAAAGCTGCGAAAAATCCACAGAAAAATTGGATTTTTCCAACAGAAAAGGAGAAAATCATGAAAAAGTCAGCAAAAAGGCTTTTAGGCGTTGTTTTTACACTGGCGCTGATGACGATTCTCGCATGCGGTGCCTTTGCGGCAAAGCCTGCGGTCGAGCTCACCGACGTCTATTTTACGGTCGACGCTTTTGACGGCGTCAGCCCCACGGTCTGCTTCCGGAATAATTCAAACAAAACCATTAAATATGTTACGTTCACACTGGTTCCGCTTAATGCAGTCGGCGATAGAACTTCCTGCACGATCAGCGGCCGTTCGGCAGTAACGGCCCAGGTAGTAGGGCCGATCGCTCCGACAAGATTTGACCGAACGGTCGCAAACACTGTGACTTCTCCTGCATCCATGGGAGATTTTGGACCGTTCCAGGCACAGCAGCAGCTTGCCACGAATTATTACTTTGGCGCTGAAGAGCGCAACGGGCATAGAATTTTTTTGGACAAGGACGGTAATGCCTATTATGTTGATTCCTACACGCCGTCCTCAGTTCTGTCTGTGATCGACCATTCCAAGACGCTGGGTCAGCTGGATTCCACTACTTATCTGACAGATGACGAACTCCAGAATGCAATTTACGATGCAGCAGTGGAATGGGATTGCCTTTGGTACAACAGCACGATCGACGACATTGCCGTGACCAAGGCGGATATCATCTATATGGACGGAAGCAAAGAGACCGTCAATCAGAAAGCCCTGTATTCGGGTCACTTCAGAAGCGACCCGACGAATCAGCCTTACTATGTGCTGACCAGCAAATACGCCCCTGTTTACGATTATCAGTATTACAAAGAGCACAACGCCGATCTGGCTGCCCTGTTTGGAGATAACCAGTGGAAGTATCTGGAGCATTTCGTAAACAGCGGCATGAAGGAGGGCCGTCAGGGCAGCAGTACATTTAGCCTTGCCGCCTACAAAGCAAATAATCCTGATCTGGTTGCCGCTTTTGGCGAAGATAACCAGAAATACTATGAGCACTATATCTCTTCCGGCAAGAGCGAAGGCCGGAAGGCATCCTGATTTTTGAATAAACAAAAACGCCCCACCGGCGGCAACCGGCAGGGCGTCAAAGAGTGGCTTGCCCACGAGGAACAATACCAGCCTAAGCAACTGTATTGTACCACCTCCGGGCAGGCTTGTCAAAGTGTACCTTTTTTGGAGGTGGAAACAATGAAAAAGAGAACCAACACGGCATTTTGGGTGGAGAAAGAAAAGCGTTGGTGCATTGCGGTGCAGAAGAACGGCACCCGCAAACGGTTTTACAGCAGCACGCCTGGCCGCACCGGCCAGCGGGAAGCCAACGCAAAGGCCGATGCCTGGCTTGACGACAGCATCCGGGACGGCAAGAAGAAGGTAGCTGCCCTCTATGCCCAATGGGTAGAAGAACTGAAGCTCACCTGCGGCACATCCTATGTTGAGCAGTGCAAGAAATATGGAGATTACTATATTCTGCCTGTCTGTGGGGACATCCGCATTGACGAGCTGACCGAAGGCGATCTGCAAAAAGCCATCAATATGTCTTTCAAAAAGCGATGCCTTAAAAAGGAGCGTCAGCGTAGGTCAAGCGACAAGCCTTTGAGCCGCAAGACCCTTATGACGATCCGCTCAACGGAGATCAGCTTTTTGAAATGGTGCCGCCGGAACAGGTACAGTACGATGTTCCCTGAGCTGTCTATCCCGAAGAATGCCCGCATGGAGAAGAAAAAGATTTTACAGCCGACCGCTTTGAAAGTCCTGTTTGATGTGGACACCCGCCTTTACTATGGCAAGCTGGTCTTTGACGAGTATATCTATGCCTACCGGTTTGCAGTTGCTACAGGTGTACGCCCCGGTGAACTTGTGGGGCTCTGGTATGGTGATATCAAAGGAAACACGGTCAATCTGCGCCGCAGCATCAACCGGTTGGATGAGGAAACCACCGGCAAGAACGAAAACGCCATTCGCTCATTTGACATGGGCGAGGAAGCCCATGAGGCCTACGAAGCGCAGGTAGCCTTGCTGAAGGCTTCCGATATCCCGCTGAACTATACCACCCCTTTGTTCCAGATCCCGAACCAGAGAGCTTTATTCAAGCGCTGGAAGAAGTACCAGCGTGACAATGGCATTGAGCCTCAGGTCACGCTGTATGAGATGCGACACACTTTCGTCAGCATTGAATCAGGCGTATTGACCGACAGCCAGCTGAAGATGCTGGTCGGTCACAGCAAGAACATGGACACTGCCGGAGTGTATCGGCACGAGCTTGACGGTCAGAGGGAAGATCTTGCTGCCGCTACCACCGCGGCATTCAGGAAGGCTCAAGGGTGATTCTGGTAACACATTTGGTAACACTCTTTTTTGTAAACGTAGCAAAATACATGGGTTACAAACCAACCCCACTACATTTTTAGCAAGTGTTTAGGCGCGTTGCAGATATGTTTTTGACGTCACTCAATCATTTTTTGTTGTTCGACCCCCACTACCCGCATACAAAGAAAAGCGCGTTGGTTCGTACAGAACCAGCGTGTTTTTTCTTATCGTGGTAA